TTAAGCGCGCCAAACTATCGACACTTGGCTGCTGTCTTTTATTTCGATTCTATCAATCAACTGCCGAATAGATTGTTTAGCGGTGATCCGATCCCCTGTCAAAATGTCTTTTATGGCACTCCTTGTCTTCCTTTTCAATTCTTCTTTTTGTTTTGAAACTTGTTCTTCCTGGGAACTTTCAAGTAGTTTTTTCAGCGTTTCCCTTTCTTTAGTCACTCTTTGAGTAGCTGCTTTTAAATCTTCTGCAGTAATCAAATCGTCATTGTATGCATCGATTTGTTTCTGCATTTTCTTGTCTAATTTGGCCAGTTTGCTTTCAATGCTCTCTTTGTCGATTTTCTGTACTTGTGGTTTAGCGATGACCAATTTTAGTGTTCCTGGCGCTGCCTCGGATACTTCTTTTATTCGGTTAATTACTAATTCTTCGATCTCATCACGTTTAACGTAATGATGAAAACACTTGCTTTTTTTTAGATAACCATCGCATAAGTATTGATAGTGGATGTTTTGCCGATCAAATTTCTTTGAGTAACTTATGTTCTTTTTCCCGTTCATTTTCGATGCGCAATGTCCGCAGTAAACAAGCCCGGACAGCAAATAAGTATCGTTGCTCATATGTTTCCCCACACTTTTGCGGCCTCGGAATAACTCTTGTAATTTTGAGAAAGTTTCTCTGTCAAGGATTGCATCATGGGTATTTTTTTCCACGACCCACAAAGAAGGATCGTTCTTAATCACCTTATCGCCTTGTCTAGATGTTTTATTATAAACAAAATCTCCAACAAGCGTTTCCCTCTGGAAAAGTTCCCTAAAAGTCTTGTCCTGCCATTCATTTCCTTCCTTTGTAAGAATGCCTTGCGCATTCCATTCACCAATAATACTTCTGCTGGGAGTGCCAGCTAGGAGGTCCATGGCTGCTCGTCTAATGGGCAAGGCTTCATCAAGATTTATAATCAATTTTCCATCGACAATATCATAACCAAAGCAGGGGCGAGTAATAATCTTTCCTGGCTTATTTTTTGCTATTGAATACATATTCTCCCTTACACGTTCAGAGTTACGCTCCCTTTCGAATTCAGCAACCATACCAAGCATTTGTAAAACAAGCATGCCGGCAGGTGTTGATGTATCAAACCCCTCAGTTGCTGATACATAATGAAATTTATATTTTGCAAAAAAGTTATTCAAGCTTAGAATATCGAATAATTTGCGGGATAATCGATCCAGTTTAGTTGTGATAACTCTTCCACCCTTGTTTTCCTTGACCACTTCCAACATAGATGTTAACTCGGGTCTGTTCATTGATTTTGCACTATAACCATCTTCAATGAAAAAAATAGGATCATCCCAACCCATTGCCTTACAGTATGCCTCAATCCTTTCCTTCTGTTCAGTTAAAGAGTTTCCCTTTTCGACTTGTTCATCTGTACTAACTCTTATGTATGCAAGTACAACCATCTTAGACTACTCCCTTATTAATTGTTTTCTTTCCCATAGAGATTGGCGGATTTAATAAGACTCATGATACTGTCAATCGTATCTTGTGTGTATCCGGCCAACCATGCAATAGTGCCGAGTTCCTCCGTTGTTAAATCGCGCCCTGTGTATTTGCGTATCCCTTCAACAAACGGCACATATTGTTCTACTTGCCATTCTTCCATGACCAATCCATCTGGACAACTAGAACGTGCTAAATCGCGTTCTGCCCATTCTTTACGACCACGACTATTGACACCGATATAATGTAAATCCATTTGAGACTCCCCCTGTAATTAATTGGGTTTCATAAGATTTCCCAGAAGCATTTTAATCTTCTACTGGCTTAAAATGTCCCATATAAATCCCGCAAATTGAAAATTCGTTGGGACGTAATTCCCTAACCTCATAATTGTCGTTTTCAGGGATCAGCTGCATTGTTGCTGATCCTTCAGTCCATCGTATACGCTTCAGCATTCCCTCTGAAGATTCATCGATAACGGCAGCCACGATCTGACCGTTATAATCTGCCCAACTTGCTTTCTTCATGTAAACAATATCCCCATTTTCGATTCCTGCATTTATCATGCTGTCACCTTTAACACGAAGGGCATAATCAGGTTGTTTTTTTCCTGGGAATGGGTATAGAACATAATCCTCTATATTCTGTTCTGCTAAAATGCCATCACCGGCACAGATTGTCCCGATCAATGGGATCAAATTATTGTTTGAATTAAACTTTGGTTGAAATGTCGGGTCGATCTCAGATTTACTTACTTTCAAAAAATCGGCCATCTTTTGAATGCTTCCAGGAGTGGCAAGGGTCTTCTCGTTAAGGTAGTCAGAAATTACACTCGTGGATAAATTTGTACCTTCAGCAAGCTCCTTTTGAGTCAATCCTTTTCTTGTAATGATTGACCGTAAGTTTTTAGCAATGCCTTTAATCAATTCTCTTTCTACTTCGGTATATTTCTTTCTTGCCACGGTATAATTCCTCCTATTTAAATTTACTCTATATCCGTTATAAACTAATTGAATACATTTTTCAAGTAAAATCTTACGTTAAAAACGTATTGACAATCCGATAATAACGTACTACCATAAAATCACACCACGCAGAAAGGAGTTGATCGAATGTTCCAAATTACACTTCGTGCGGCCAGAACCAATAGAGGATTTACCCTTGATGAAGTGGCGCGCCTAGTGGATCGTACCCCCAAGACTATAGCTAAATATGAGAGTGACTCAACTTCCATACCAAGAGATTTATTTTTGTCTCTGGTAACGTTGTACAAGGTACCCGAAGATATGGTTTATTGTGGTGTCGAATCCGTTTTTATCGGATCTCCTCCGAAAGGAAGTGCAAAACGTAAAAGAAAAGCTTCGTGAGAAAGGAGCAACAGACCGTGAAAGCAAAGAACAAGCTCCAAATTGTGTCTGAGCGTGTTGTTGACCGTAACGGCAATGTCATCGGGGACGATCCTACACAGTTCCCGATGCTCGCCAACAAGAGCAAGGAATTGATCACGTATTTAGAAACAGGTCAGAATTATAAGGTTGTCTAAAGAAGGAGGAACAACGAGTGATCCCACAAGAACTGAAACAAGACCGTTATTGGAAAGGCACTCTGTACATTTTTTTAAACCAACATAAGTTGCAAAAATTTCTAATGACTCATTTTGATTTTGAGGAATGCTCGATTGACATCGAGGGGCTGAAACGTGTTTCGAGAGGGTGGTCCTCATCTGAAAAATTCATGTTAGCATTGGCGCTTCATCTCTTCAACGAACGGAACAAAGTTAACTTGTCTGATATGGATTTGTTGGATTCTTATAATACACAAATCGCCATCAAGGCAATCCAGATGCGGTTTGCTAGTTAGGGAGGTTGGAAAATGTCACCGGAACGATTGGAGCAGCGCCGCGAAGCAACAGCAAGGCTTAATATGATTCAAAGATTCCTAAGTCGTGGCGAACATATGGATGATGCCGGATACGACTTTATGCATAATGAAGCCGCAAGACTCGAAGCTGAACTTCGAAGAAAGGAGGGGGGAGCATGAAAGACGTTTTTGCTCGGAGGGACAAGCAGCGCCGTTTGATTAGGACCGAACTGAACTCTCTTTACCGTAAGTTTATGGAGGCGGATTCCGTTAACGATCTTGATCGCATGATTGCTTTAGATAAAAGAATCAGGATGCTCAAAGGAACATTATTACGGATTGATCCAATAGAAGTTCCAGAACCATGCAACAGGCTGCCTAAAAATGAACAAAGATCACGTCTGGGAAACGTGATCTAAGTCGGAACTAAAAAAAATATTTGTTTGCTCGATTATATCAAAAATACTTCATCAGAACAATACGAAACGGGTTTGTGCATCAATGTATAGCATGTCACGCGTGACATGCGCGTGACATCGGCGAGACGTGGCAAAACGTCCTTGGTACATCCACACAAGCCGAAGGGAGGTCACAAATTTGGCGTGGATTGAAAGTCACCAATCCTTACCCGGACACCCTAAAACAAAAAGGTGCGCACGTAAATTAGGGGTGTCTGTTCCGACTATGGTCGGACTTCTGCACATGCTTTGGTATTGGGCTATGGACTATGCCCAGGATGGTGATTTAACAAAGTTTGAACATGATGATATCGCAGATGCCATGCAATGGGATGGCGATGCTGATCAATTAGTATCTGTACTTATAGACGCCAGATTCATTGACCTGGACAATGGGCAATTACTTATTCACGACTGGTTTGATTATGCTGGACGACTCATTGAAAAACGAGAACAGAATACTCAACGGAAACGGAAGTCACGGGAAAAGCTGAAGCAATCCGAAGACCGTCACGCACCTGTCACGCGTGACGGTCATGTGACGAACAAAGAAGTCACGGGGCTACCAAACCAACACAACCAACACAACCCAACCGAACCGTACCAACCAAACCAAACCGAACCACAACCAACACAACCCGGTCAAGATCCTTCAGGTAGTCGTCCTGATTACGAGTACAATCCTTTTCGAGTGTTTGAACAGGAGGGATTTGGAACCATTAGCCCGATTATCAAGGATCAAATAGATGACATGGTTCAAACATACGGCAGCCGCTGGGTCTGTGAGGCAATGAAAAGGTCTGTAGTTGCTGGAAAACGCAAAGTGTCGTATGTAGATGGAATCTTGAAGAACTGGAAGGCTGAGGGTATCGACGAGCCTTGGAATAAAGAGCAGCCAAGAAAAGGTGCAAGTTATTCTAGTAAAACTGGGAAGAAATCAATCCCTATTGCTTCGAGCGAACCACCACCAGATCGGAAAGTATCGGATGATGAAATGGCTAAAATGATGGAATTCGCTCGGCAAATGAAAGAGGATACCGATGCGTAAGCTGTGGCTAAACAAATACCAAGCGAAAGCATCCCGGATGCCCTGCCTAATCCCGCGACAGATCGAGATTAATGGCGAATGGGTTTGGGATGGCATATGGGCAGGCGCCCCTGAACCGGTGGCTGACATTTTGCTGACGTATAGGCGCTGTGCATTACTTGGCTGCCCAGTAGGAGAGAAGGAAAAGCCAGCTGCCTACGTATACAACAACCGAGAAATAAGCAGCTACCGGTATGTGCCCCTTTGGGCGAGGTTTGCCGAGCAGATCGACATTAGTAAAGCCAATGAGCTGGAAATACGTGTTCTAAGTCGCCGGCGAGGCGATGGTGTGCGAGATAAATCGAAAGGGTGAGCTGAGATGGAACAAGCAGTGAAGAAGCTGCAAGACGAGATCGCAGGCAGCCAGAATAACCCATACATTCAGGTGATCGGTAATTTTTTGATTCAACATGTGCAAGCAAATCCAGGGACGGCGGAGAAGATCCTAGAAAACGGGAAGAGCATCGCGAAGAGCCTGGAAGCCATGAAAAACGAGGCTCGAAAGAAGATATCAAATGGCATGGCCATGTTAACGGATGAAGAAGGCTATGCGATTGTGTTGAAATACTACGGAATCGACGGTCAACATATTCAACCAGTTCGAGCTGTCCAAGACGTTCGGCCTGAACCGGAAGCTTCACGGTTCGACGTGAAGCTAGATGATTTCTTGTGAGGCGGTGATCCAGGTGAAATATAACGAGTTCAAAACTCACTTCCCGCAGAAGATCAGTGCTGAATTAGAGATGTATGTGACTGATACGGTGCTGTTGGAAAGTAGGTATTTGTTTATCAAAACTCTCGCCAAAGAGCAGTTCGCATATTGTACACATTGCAACAAAAAACATCGTACGTCAAAGCGGCTAAAACACAAACAGGTGGATAGAGCCGTATGCCCGCACTGTAAATCAAAGTGCCAAGTTCGGGCCGCAGGTATAAGCAGGAAATACATGAGGGACAATGCAGTTCTGATCTGGTACCAAAAGTCAGTGAAGGATCCTCAGGCCATAACAGCCAGGATCATGTGGGTATATCGTGATTACAGCGGGGACTTCAAAAATGTAACCACCATGTATAACTGCCACGACATGTACTTGTTTCGGCCTGGCGAGCCTACACAGTATACAGGCCGGAATATCAAAACAAAGGAAGTCTATTCTGCCTTTGACCGGTCCTTTGGGTACGGCAGCATAAAGAAGTTTGTATCAGAGAAGAACATTCGCGAGGCAGTGAAAGGAACTCCGTTTCAGTATTCAACTTGGGAGCAGTACACAGGACGGACAAACCCTCACTATGTATCTGACATGACAGAGTTTTTCGCACTGGCAGCTCGGTACCCGTGTGTTGAGTATCTGACCAAACTAGGATTTGAATCCATTGTTCGGGCCAAATTGGAGAAGGATAGAACGTATGGAGCTGTTAATTGGAATGGTAAGACGATCTTCTCCGTTCTTCGGATCGGCAAGGCGGAGCTGAAAGAAATTCGGGAATCGGGGCTGAAGATGACGCCGCAGGGTTTAAGAACCTACCAAAAAGCGCGGAAAATCGGCCTTCGGATGGGGATCGCAGAATCATTGATAGTGGCAGATTTGGAAATGCCCATTTTTAAGGATTATGTGAACGAGTTCAAGAAGATTACCACTGAAAAAGAAATCTATAAATATATCATGAAGCAGATCCGGCATGAAGGAAATCGCTATAAAGTAGCATCTACTGTCCTTATAGATTGGCGAGATTATTACAAACAATGTCTGGAACTGAAAATTGATGTGAGGGAAGAAAAGAACCTGTTTCCGAACAATTTATTCACGGCTCATACCAAGTTGACCAAGAGAATCAAAATGAAGAAGGACCAAGGAATCAATGAGAAAATAGCTCAGCGTCTACCTGACTTAGAAAAGTACCGGTTCGAATATAAGGGGATGATTCTTCGACCAGCCACATCAACAATGGAGCTGTTTGAGGAAGGCAGAGTTCTTGAGCATTGTGTGGGGAGTTATTCGCGGGATTACGCGGATGGTAAGACGGACATATGCTTGGTTAGAAAAGCATCCAAACCAGACGAACCTTTCTACACGATGGAAATAAGAAAAGGAACAGTCACCCAATGCAGAGGTCATAAAAACAATGGGATGACCCCAGAGGTCCGGGAGTTTGTCGAAAAATTTATTTCTAAAAAGTTAACCAAGAAGTCCAGAATAAAAATCCATAATCGCCAGGAGGTTGCTGTATGACACAGGTCATGTTGCGTTCGCCAGATGTGATAGCTGCTGAAATTCGGTCCATTGACCAGCAAGCAAGACAGTATGTTTTAAATTCGGCAATTGAGATCGGGAAGAAATTGAAGGAAGCCAAGGAACTGGTGGCTCATGGCGAATGGGGAAATTGGCTGCAAGAAAATGTGAATTACAAACAGTCAACGGCTAACAACTTCATGCGTATATCAGAGGAATACGCAAATTCCCAAGCGCTTGCAAATTTAAGCTATACCCAAGCGGTCGCGCTACTGTCGGTCCCGGCAGAGGAGCGAGAATCATTTGTCCAAGAGAACAATGTAACGGAATTATCGACGCGAGAGCTGCAGGCGGTCATCAAAGAGAAAAAGGAACTAGAAAGACAGCTCGAGAAGGCGAACAAGAAAGCCGAGTATGAACGTTTGGCACGAGAGAAGCTTGAATCTAGCCTTCAAGAGATGCAGCAGCAGAACGCCATGAACCATGAGTTGGCCGAAAGGTATAAAGCCGAGATCGAGGTGGCAATGAAAAACGGGCAGGATGAACAAGCAGCTGAGATCCAGATCAAGCTTAATCAAACTGAGGCGGAACTAGTCGACACCAAAAAGAAAATTAAAGAAATGGAAAAGCTGCTTAAAGCCAAGCCTATCGACGTACCGGAAAAAGAGGTCCAGGTGATCGAAAAGATTCCTGCAGAAGTCGAGCAAGAGCTGGCCAAGCTCAAAGAACAAATCAAGCGAAATGAAAACAAGGCCATGGCAAAGTTTGCCGTCTGCTTCGAAACGGTGGTCAGGGATTTCGACAATTTGCTAGGGGCTCTCTACGAGATCAAAACAACGGCACCAGAGGAACATGAAAAATATCAAAATGCAGTTACCGGCCTTCTTGAAAGAATGAAGGAAAAACTGTAATGAGTACCTTGGTTCCGAAAGCAGAGCAGATGATCCATGACGCGCTTGATTTCCTGATCCATAAGGGATGCAGAATCGAACGTCTCAAAATGGTCGTGTGTGCAGATGCACCGATTGCGAAGTACCGAATGATATCAACAAGGTTCGGCATGCTTCGAATCGATCCAGATCCATTCGTCAGAAAGGGGTTAGCGTATGTAATTGAAGATCCTGGGCGGAACGGCCGGGGATTCGCCTGGGTGTCTAGATAATGAACAAATCAGGGAGGGGTTAACCCTCCTTATCAAATACAGGGAGGACGAAGGATGAAAGTCAATTTAATCAAAGTTGGCCGGACCTATGTCACGCAAAATGGAGGACAGCGTCGGCTTGTAAAAATAGAAAGAAAAGATGGTAGATATCATGCCGGGTACGTTCCGATCGATCGAAAGGGTAATGAAGGCGCCTTGCGGTGGATTAAGATTGAATCTTTTGCTAACGAAGTTCTCAGCGAAGCAATATCGTAGAACGGGGATGATCTAATTGCCTAATGAAAAAGGTTGGTTTACTAAGCAGGAAGTTTTAGAGACGGGTTTACCTTATTACATCCCAAGAAGTGACCGTTGGACAGATGAACCATACTCTTTCGCAGTCCTGCTCTCGAAAACAAGATGCAAAGTATTAGGGGTTCCAATTTTGGAAAGTGGACGGGAAAGCCCATCAGCTTTTCGATATTCTGCAGCTGCTGGTACCGGGACCAATGACAATAAACACCGCTTTATCCCGTTGTATGATCGGACAGATGCTTATCATTTGATAAAAGATCAGCTTTATGAAAACGAGATTATGGGATCCCATAAATAGAAAGGAGCCGGCCTATGGGGGAGTCGGTAGAGCAAATGGAATTATTCCCGAGTATTACCGATGCCGAACGCCAAGCCGTTAAGTCTTTACTGAAAAGGTATCCCAAAATGCGCGTGACGGTAAACGCACTCGGGCAAAAATCAGAGTTGACGGAAAAGCAGCAACAGGTATATGCCAGCTGGGGAAAGATTGTAGAGGAAATCAATACAGCATTCGCCCTTATCTTAGATGATGAAGTAAAGCGAATTTTCGAGCATCGATACTTGAAAGGACAGAAGTATGCAAGAACGGTTAACCTATTTTGGTCCGAGCAAAGAAGTGAACGAACGATAGACCGGCGAATCGCCACAGGAGTGGATACCATTGCTGAACATCTGAAGCTATGCGGAATCATATGAAAATGTGGCGGTAAAATGACGGTACTATGACGGTGACTTGGCGCAAAAGTGGCGGTTGATCAGTTATACAGTAGGCACATAGAGAGGAATTCGCCTCTCCGGTGTGCCTACTGCCCGTTATCGCGGTAGGAACTCGGCCGCGCTGTGGGATGAAGCGATTCATCCTTAGACGTTCATCGTCAAGGGTTCGGTGTGAGGTGGGGTTCGATGCCCCGAACCGCTCCATCCGGGCGGGATAGAAATACGGATTCTTCATGGCCTCATGGATTGGATAGGTTCGATTCCTATCAAGGCCTAATGACAACGGGTTTCATAACCATTTCTCCTATATAGCCGCTCCTTCGGGGGCGGTATTTCTTTTTCAAGGGAGGTGATAGCTTGAATGAAATTTGTACAACCGATCCGTGATACGAAGCAGCTGCAGCGTTTAAAGAATTATCTATACCAGAAGAACGAACGCGATTATGTGTTCGTGATGATAGGGATCAATACAGGCCTCCGCATCTCGGATATATTGCCTTTGCAAGTTGGAGATGTACGAGGACCTTACATCAACATCGTAGAGAAGAAGACGGGCAAACAGAAAAAGATCAAAATTAATCCTTCTTTGCGCGAAGCCCTGGATCACTACATTCGCGGAAAACCCGATACAGAATACTTGTTCACAGGACGCAGCCGGAAGCATAAGACAGGACATGCCAACGAACCGATTGACACAAGCATGGCCTATAAGATTCTGAAAGGTGCTGCGAACGAGCTATCAATTCCCGAGATTGGAACGCATTCACTTCGCAAAACGTTTGGGTATCATTTCTATCAACGAGAAAAGGATATAGCGTTACTAATGGACCTGTTTAATCACAGTGATCAAAACATCACGTTAAGGTACTTAGGGATCAAGCAGGACACCCTAGACGACGCCTTAGACCGCTTCCAGCTGTAGTGAATTCCGTTCAATATGGTAATCGTGAATTCACAAATAGAGGAACGAAAAAAGTCCTTATGACATGTGAATGAAACCCTGCTTCCTCAATTCCGGAGAATATATATTATAAAGAATTCAAAAGCCATTTTTTAGTTAAAAACGGGCATTTCGGCCCTCGTGAAGAAAACCTTTTTTCCAGTTGATTTTGATCAATTTCTAACACTTACTTTTGTATAGTGTGAAAACCAACTCAATTATCAGGAGGTGGGGTGTTTGAAGTGTCGAGGCCGCCAAGTGAATTAAGGAAAAAGGCTAAGAAAATATGGCTCGCCAGCGGTCGGAAAAAGAAGCCTAAAGAGATTGCCGATCAGTTAGGGATCTCGGCAGCCCTTGTCCGCAAGTGGAAGTGTCTCGATGAATGGGATAAGACTCCATTGCTTCCGGGTAAAGTCGGCGCTCCGATAGGAAATAAAAATGCCGTCGGAAATAAGGGCGGTCCAGGCGGACCAAAGGGAAATGATCATGCTGTGAAGCATGGCCTATTCCGCAAGTTTTTACCGGATGATGAGGAAACAAGAGAAATTTTCGACGGTGCAGCTGAGATGAGTCCGTTAGATATTATGGTCGGGATGATACAAATCAAGATCACGAATATTTTGCGTGCTCAAAAGATCATGTTCGTTCAAAGCAAGGAAGATGAAACGAAGGTGATAAAAAAGCAGAAGCGCCAAATGGAAGTCGTGAAAGAGAAAGTCAATGGCGAGGACAGGGTATACGATATTGTTCCGACGTATATCGAAGAAGAATACGATATCCAGCACGCATGGGACAAGCAAGCCAAGGCACTGACATCCCAGGCCAGCGCGATGCGGGAATTACGGTCATTGATTCGCCAGTATGATGAGATGCTTCGGCAAGCCGACCCTTCAGAGATCAGCGAGAAGCGTAGAGCTGAAATGGACCTGCTGAAGGCACGAGTCAAGGAAATGCAAGCAAAGGAATGGTGATATGGCTAAATACGCAGTCCTGAAGAGCTTTTACGCCAGTGAAGCATGGCAGAAGTTTCGCCTGGTTGTGATCGGGGAGCGTGGGCTTCGATGTGAACACTGTGGAAAATATGTGATTAACTCAAGCGAGCTGACCCTACATCACATCATTGAACTGACGCCAGAGAACGTTCATGACGTAAACATCGCACTGAATCCCGAGAACATTTTAGTTGTTCACCACGAATGCCACAATGAGATTCACGGCCGATTCGGTTATCAGACTGAGAAGGGCGTCTATATCGTTTATGGTCCGCCGCTGGCTGGACATGAAGAGTATGTTCGGCAGCACATGATGCGCGGAGATATCGTCATCGATATGGACCGGCTATATGCGGCTGTCTCAATGCTTCCTTTCTTTGATAAGCCGGATAACCTCCTGACAAACGTTAGGGGCATTCACAATATGCTGATTGACAACATCAAGACGCGCTATGGTAAGTGGCGCAGCGCCTGGATTGTCGGAGGCTATGCCGATAAGCGAAAGCGCGAACGGTTGGCAGATGACTTGGGAGCCGAGTTGATATTTTGCGATGTCAGCCGGGAGGAATGCCTGGCGCGTCTGGAAGTGGACGAGGACCGGAAGTATCGCCGGGATGAATGGCGTGGATACATCGATAAATGGTTTGAACAATATCAGCCGTGATGCGATAATCAGGCAAAGGAGCTGAGAGGTTTGACTATTAAAGAACTGATCGAGAAGCTAAGCCAGTATGATGAAACCCTTCCGGTGAAGTTGGAATATGACGGTTCGTATTATGAGGTGCTGTCGATTCAGCAGATGACAGAAGACGGGGAAACGTTCATAGGGATAGATTGAGTCGCTCAATGGGCGGCTTTTTATTTTGAACAATATTAACCGTGAGGTGAGCTAGATTGAATGCTAATGGATTTCAAAGATACATCATTGCCGCTGCCAATCTTGCAGAAGCTGAACAGATTGCCCAGGATAACGGATTGCGTAGAAGAGAATGGACATACGCATATTGCGGATATCCAACAAGGCAATTGAAGGACGGCCTTCGGGTTGACAGTGAGGACAGATTACTTGGCGATTTCAAGCCAGAAGAAAGATGGCTGCTTACTGCGCACTTGGATAAAGGGAGGACTCAAGATGTTTAAGTGGTACGACCAAAGGAAATGGAAGTCTGAGAATCCAATCCCGTCGGATGAGCTGCGGGATGGTAAGCCTGAACTGGTTACTCCATTGTTCGATATCAAACCAAGAGCAAACATACATGCAAAGATTGAATATCTGGATAGGCTGATCCGGATGAAGGAAGGCAAGTGCAGTTTGCTTGCTAGCCAGGGAAAGCATGTTGACGAAAGATTGAATGAAGTGTGTGACAGCATTGAAAAGGATTTAGGAATAGATGACCATTCACCTGATTTCGATTCAGATATTCATGTCACTGTTGGGATGGATAAGGCAACTGATGACGCTGATAAGATTGCTCGTAAAATATGCGAGCGGATGGCTGAAGGTTTTGGGAAATTTCTCTGAAATCTAGCCCCCCCGGTAACAAAAAAATGGAGGTCCGTCCAGGACCGTATAGGGGACCCAATTTTGGCGCAAACCTAAAATTTTGAAAATCGGTGGAGGTGGTGAAAATTTCGACTAAAGAGGCCGTTTTCAAGCAAGAGTATGAGAAACTGAGCGAGTTATTTAAAGATGTGGAACCTGCTATTGCACAGCTCTGTGAGGGACTGATCCAGGACGCATCTTTTTTATTTGCAGAAAACCATGTACTCAAACAAGTGCTGGAAAAGACGGGTATGGTGAAAATTCACCCGGATAATCCATCCTTGCAGAAGCCCGTCGAAGCTGCCAAACAGTATTTAAAGAACGTTAATTCATATTCCGTCATCATCAAAACGTTAAATGCGATCTTAAGCAAGAGCGCACTGGAAGAGGATGACGATGACCTGGGTGAATTTGAATGAGTGCACCCTATGCCTCGTATCTACATGAGTACATGGCTTTATGCCGGAGTGGCGAAATCCTGGTTGGCCAGGAGCTGCTGCTTATGTTCGACATTTTGGAGGAACACCTTCAAAATCCAGACATTCAATTTGATCCAACCGGGGCCAACAAGCGTATCAAGTTTATCGAAGAGAAATGCAGGCACTTTGAAGCGCCTTATGCGGGAAAGCCGTTTAAATTGGAACTGTTTCAAAAGGCGTTTATCACGGCTCTTCATTCCTTCAAGATTTACGATCAAGAAATCCAGCGATGGGTACGTCTATTCCAGGACGTGCTTTTTTTGGTTGGCCGAAAAAACGGGAAGACGCCACTGATCGGAGCCATGAACCTTGCCGAATTCTTTTGCGGACCGGAAGGGATCAAGATCCTTTGCTCCAGTAATGATTATGAGCAGGCCGCGCTGATGTTCGACGCTATCAATGCGATGCGGGAAGAAAGTCCGTCCCTGGCCAAAGTCACTCGAAAGAATTTAACGGGGATCTACTTCGGAAATCCTAAGAAGCGGAAAGCGAAAGGGAAATTCAGTTACCGAAACAAAGGGCATATCAAAAAGATATCGGCCAAGACCGGTGCAAAGGAAGGCCGGAATATTGCCGTCGGCGCGGCGGACGAAGTGCATGAAATGAAAGATAACAGCGGCGTCATGCCGATCCGGCAATCGCTGTCCACGCAGGACGAACCGCTGTATTACGAGCTGACGACTGAAGGGTTCACCAATGACGGTTACCTCGATGGTCGGATGATCGAAGCCCGTCAAGTGCTAAACCGTGAGCTGCATCGCCCACGCTGGCTTATCTGGATGTATACCCAGGATAGCGAGCAGGAAGTGTGGCAGGACGAGCGGACTTGGGTGAAGAGTAATCCGGGACTGGGTACGATCAAGAAGTGGAGTTTCCTTCGAACCATGGTCGAAGAATCGAAAACGAATAAAGCGACTCGCATTTTCGTTCTGGCCAAGGACTTCAACATCAAGCAAAATAACGCGGCTGCATGGCTGACGGCTGAAGAGATTCGAAACAACAAGGATGTTTCGTTTGATCTGGAAGAAATGCGTGGGCGTGTAGCCATTGGCGGCGTGGACTTGTCGAAATCCGGGGACCTGTCATGTGCAAGAGCGATCTTCCTGAAGGACGGGAAGAAATACACCGTATCCCAATACTTCATACCGGAATCCAAGCTTGAACGTCTATCGAAAGAAGATAGCGAGAAGTACAAGGAATGGATTCGTCAAGGGCGCATCACGATCAGCGAAGGTAACGAGAACGATTTCCGGCTGGTTACCGCTTGGTTCGTGAAGCTGGTAAAAGAGTATGGCATTCGCTTTCTGAAAATCGGCTACGATAAATGGTCGGCCATCTACTGGGTGAAGGAAATGGAGGAACTAGGTTTCGACATGGTCCGGGTTGCTCAGGATTGGGGGCCGATGTCCGAGCCGATGAAGCTGGTTGAAGCGGATCTTCGAAGCGACCTGATCTATTATAACGACGATAGTTTAGACAAATGGTGCTTGGAGAACACGGCCATTACGGTCAACTCCAAAATGGAACAGATGCCGATCAAAGTCCAAGGGAAGGAGGACAGAAAGATCGACGGAGCGGTGACGCTCATTATTTGCTACCGAGTGTATATGGACAACCGAAGCGACTTTTTACGGCTGTCCGCCTAATTTCGGAGAAAGGAGGTTAACCCATGGCATTGTTGGACGTGCTTCGAAACTGGGCGAGCCAGCGGAAGGACGCGAGAATCATGCGCATGCTGAGCGGCGGCCTGCCGATCTTCAGCCAATTCGGGACGGATATCTATGCTTCCGACATCGTACAGAACTGTATCAATGTCATTGCAACAGAGATGAGCAAGCTGCAGCCGAGGCATATTCGCCACGCGAATGACGAAGAACATACGCCGAAAGGCAACATTAACCGGCTGCTGAAGTTCGGGCCAAACCCACTCATGACGACGAGTGAATTTATCGAGAAAACGATATGGCTGTTATTCATGAATTACAACGCCTTTATTATTCCGATCTTCGAATCGGATACCAGCAGCGGGATCGAGCGGCGGACATATCGAGCCTTCTATCCCATTAACCCAAGCCGTGTCGAATTCCTGCAGGACCCGCAAGGCGTGATGCTGATCCGGCTTTATTTTCCGAACGGAACAGACTTCACCTTCCCGTATGCTGACGTAATCCATTTGCGCAAAAAGTTCTCGGTAAACGAGATGATGGGCGGCGGGATCAACGGACAACCGGATAATGCAGCATTGCTAAAAGTGCTGGAAACGAACCATACGTTGTCCCAAGGGTTGTCACGGGCCGCCAAGATTAATGCAGCCGTCCAGGCGGTTCTCAAGGTCGCCACGTTAATGGACGATGAAGCTAGTCGGCAAGAGCGGGCGAGATTCGAACGACTCATAGCTTCAGGTGAAAGCGGGATATTGCCGATTGATCTGAAAGGGGAGTACATCCCGATAAAAGGGGATGTGAAGTTTATCGATAAAGATACACTTGCCTTCCTGCAGCAGAATGTGCTGAATTGGTTCGGGGTATCCCTGCCGATCTTAACCGGCGATTTCAACGATGACCAGTACCAAGCGTTTTATGAAAAAGCGCTGGAGCCGCTGGTCATTTATTTTGGCCAGAAGTTTTCGAAGATCCTGTTCACGGAGCGGGAGCTGGATGTGGGAAATGAGATCATTTTCTATCACCGTGATATGAACTATCTCAGCACTGGGGCCAAGCTGAATTTGATCAAAGTGACCGGCGAGCAGGGCCTACTCAGTGACAACCAAAAGCTGAAACTGCTCGGGTATCCGCCCGTGAAAGGTGGTGATCGCCGGACACAGTCACTGAACTACATTGATGTTACGCTGATCAATCAATACCAGATGACTAATCTAAACAAAGGAAAGGCGGTGGAGCATGAGCCGGACTAATTTACCGGGACTCATGATCCGGGAGAAACGATCATACACCCTCCCGGACCTTAGAGCTGATGGAGAAGGTGGAGTAATCGAAGGGCATGCGGCGGTATTTGATCAAAGGACCGTCATCGCCGGGCTATTCGAAGAAGTGATTGAACGTCAGGCGTTCGACAATACCGATTTTCGGGACGTCGTGCTGACGGTGAATCACAATTTGCAGAGCATTCCCCTCGCCAGGAGCCGAAACAACAATGCGAATTCCACGCTGCGGCTGAACGTGGATGATACTGGTCTGTTCATCCGGGGAAACCTCGACATTGAAAACAATACCGAAGCCAGGGCATTACATTCGTCCATCTTGAGACAGGACGTGAATGGAATGTCCTTTATTTTTATTATTCGCGATCATGCATGGGAGGGCTTAGATACGGATATGCCGCTTCGGCGGATTACCGATATAGCCCGAGTTATCGAAGTATCTGCGGTATCCTTTCCGGCCTATGCCGGAACTGATATAAACGCTCGTGACGAGCAGGCACTGGAGAGCGCCCGCGCTGCACTGGAGAGTGCACGGTCCGGACTGGTGAGTCCGAATAACGAGCTGGAAATGTTACGCCTACGAAGTCAAATACTCTTGAAAGGTTGATGAACGATGAGAAAATTTTTGGAGAAATTACTTCAGCAGAAAGAAGCTCGCAAGAAGGAGCTGGGGATCCAGGCAGACAAAGCGACCACCGTTGAAGAACTGCGCAGCATTAATACAGATCTGGAAGGGCTCAACAAAGAAATTAACGAAATTCGCAGTGAGTTGGACAAGCTTCCGCCAGAAGAACCAGCAGGAGGCGCTACGCCGCCAGCAGAAGGCAGAAGTCAGGTGCCAATGACCGGTAGTTCGGCGCAAAGTCAGGTGCTTGGCTCGTATGGGATGCAGCAGCATCAGAGGTCGGATCAAACAGCAGATCCATACAGTACCGTGGAGTATCGCAACGCATTTATGAAGTTCGCCAAGACCGGGGAGATTACGCCGGAGCTGCGAGCCAATGCAATGACCACGACGGCCGACGTATCCGCCGTCATCCCGACGACTATCCTGAACGAAGTCGTTAAAAGACTGAAGGTATATGGTCAAGTATTTAAACGGGTTCGCCAGCTTAACATTAAAGGCGGCGTCGATGTTCCTATTGCTTCCCTGAAGCCGGTTGCTACATGGATCGGGGAGGATAAGTCCTCGGATAAGCAGAAGGTACAGGCAAACACGAAGGTATCCTTTAGCTATTACGGATTGGAATGTAAAGTGTCTATATCGCTGCTTGCGGACACAACGACCTTGGAAGGTTTCGAAACCACAATTACGGATTTGATTGTGGAAGCGATGATCCAGGCGATCGATCTAGCGGTCGTACGTGGAGACGGTTTGGGTAAACCGAAAGGGATTATCAACGATGACCGGGTTCCTGCTGCGCAGATCGTTACCTTGACGGATACTGAGTTTACTTCCTGGTCCGCTTGGAAGAAGAAAGTTTTCGCGAAGCTTCCACTCGCCTATAAAGCAGGGGCCACATTCTTGATGTCCTCGGGGACGTATGAAGGATATATTGACGGCATGACGGATGATCAAGGTCAGCCTATTGCACGTACTAACTACGGCATCACAGATGGACCTCAAGGTCGCTTCGGCGGGAAAGAAGTCATCGAGGTTGAGGATGATGTGCTTCCGTTCTACGATGACGCAGCAGCTGGTGATGTGGTGGCCATTCTGTGCAACCTGAAAAACTATGGTTTTAACTCAAACCTCGAAATGACGATGTTCCGCTATTTCGATCACGATACCAACGAATGGGTGGATAAAGCGGTCCTGATTGCCGATGGCAAGCTGATCGACCCGAACGGCGTCGTTATCGTCAAAAAAGGTACAACCACATAATCAAGAGGGCGTGATGCCCTCTTTTTTTGAAGGAGGAAGCCATATGGCACGGACAAAGAAAATAAACGCCGAAAAAGTGGAAGAAGTAAAAATTGGGGAAACAACAGTCCTCGTCTGGAGGGCTACGCGCCCACTTAGTGAAGCTGAACATGAACAATTGTCTGAAAAGCTTCGATATGAATCCGAGCAGAGCGGCGCTAGAATCGTCCTGGTGCCGTTTTCCGTTGAGTGGGGCGTAGATGCCAAGCAAACAGCGCAAGACGATCCAGAGGGCGGAGAGAAGGCCACAGAGCCTGTTAGCGAGTCACCAGACGGAAATCCTCCAGAGGATGGTTCAGAAACGGGTGATTCTCCGAAGCAAGACGACGACCCTGAAGATGAGAAGTAAATAAAATCCCAAGCGCTTGGGATTATGAAGGAGACGGGCTATGGACCTTCAATATGTAAAGGGCTATCTCCGGGTGGATTATGATGACGACGATCCTCTGATCCAGGGATTTATAGCAGGAGCGAAAAACTATCTTCATGGCGCAGGCGTTCCCGAGCGACAGGACGATGAGCTATACAACATCGTGGTTCTGATGCTCGTCGCTTTGTTTTATGAAAACCGGGAGGTCACGGACAAGGATATCAAAATCCCTAGCGTGGTTCATAATTTCATCGTTCAGCTGAGTGTCAGAAGCGGGGTGACGCCATGAATGCAGGGAAGCTGCGCGGTAAAATCACGGTTTGGCATAAGGAAAAGTTTGAGAACGAGATGAAACAGACGGATTACCGGGATGCGATTTTTAAAGAACTGTGGGCTGAGATCATTCCGCAAACGGGGACGCTGCAGCGGGCGCAGGCTGATACGATCCTGACCAACACGACTCATAAAATCTTGATCAGGTACGGCAGCGGGAAGGAAATCAAAAAGGACATGTGGATCACGTACAAGGAACATCGGTTTGATATCAAATTCATTCTGAACCCGTATTTCCGCGACGCTAAGCTAGAGATTTTTGCCGAGGAAGTGACCCGATGAGCAGCGATGGATTTGATTTATCCGAGTTGGACGAATTTACTTCGCAAATGCTGGAGCTCGCGGAACAGAAAATGCCGAGGGAAGTCCGGAAGTTTATGCGCACTGAAGGCACGAAACTTCGTCGGGTGACGGTATCCACCGCCCGGAGGGAGACCAAAAAGCGGACCGGCACCTATATTAAGGGCATCAAGCGCGGGAAGGTCTATGTTTACGAAGGGGACACCCTGTCGGTGCGAGTATACAACTCTTCGCCACATGCGCACCTCATCGAGGACGGACACCGGCAGGTGACCCGAGACGGACGGTCGGTCGGTTTTGTTCGTGGGAAACGGGTATTCGCGAAGGCTCAGCGGGCATTTGAGGCCGAGTTTTTGAATGACTGCATGGACTTCGTGGATGAGCTGCTGGAAAAAGGACTGAAGTAAATGATTACGATGAAAGAAATTATTACCGGCATTAATGAAAGGTTGAAACAAATTGCGCCAGACGTGAACATTCAAAGCACTGACATCCAGGAGGGGTATGAAACCCCTTCTTTTTTTGTTGAAGCCGAGTCACCACGTTTGTCTCAATATGGTGCCTGGGGGCGGGAGAGGAACATACCGATCATCATTTACTATTTCCCGCCTGATCGGTATCACAAGCAAATGGATCTACTGACGATGCAGGAAACGCTGGAACAGGGATTCATACGGCCTTTCGAAATTCGGAAAGGGTTTACGGTCTTTCCTACGGAGTTAACGCCGACAACGACAGATGGTGTGCTTCAGTTCGCCTTTGAACTGTACACGCTGGAATATGACGTAACCGAGGACGGGGACGACATGAAGGATTTGTATCTTAACGTAGAAAAGAGGGATTAAGGCATGACGATTGGATTGCCAAGCATCGATATCACCTTTAAGAAACTGGCAGCGACGCTGATACAGCGGTCGGCCAGAGGAATCGTTTCACTGATCATCAAGGATGATACCGACCCGACATATGAAGTGAAGGAATATAAGTCGCAGCTGCAGATCGACGCAACCAAGTTCACGGCGGCCAGTGTCAAATATATTAAGGAAGTGCTGAGCGGCGGAGCGGCAAAAGTCATTGTCGCTCCGGTAGCTACAAGCAGCGTTGCGGTGGTCGGAGACGCATTGCAGCGGATCGGCAGCCGGAAATATAACTGGATTGGTCTGGCAGAAGGGACCGAAGATGAGCAAACGGATCTTGTCGCCTATGTCAAAGAACAGGAAAAGCTGGGCAAAAACATCAAAGCGCTTGTCTTTAATGCCGTCGATCCAGATTGCATGCACATTGTTAACTTCGTGAATCCGACAATCACGACGACAGATGGGACCGTTACCGGGGACAAGTTTATTGCTCGCCTGCTGGGCCTGCTCGCAGGCTTGCCGCTGACCCGTTCGAGTACCTACTATGCATTCGCTGACGTGATCAGCGTCGAAGAGCCGGCCGATGTGGAGGCTGCGGTAGAGGCTGGGAAGTTTGTCCTCTTCAATGACGAGGAAACGGTGCGGGTTGCCCGCGGCGTGAATTCCCTGACAACCTTATCGGCTACGGTTTCCGAGGACTTCAAAAAAATCTTGATCGTCGAAACGATGGACCTGATCCGGGAAGACATCAGCAACACGTTCAAAAACGATTACCTGGGGAAATTCAAAAACAAATATGATTACCAGGTGCTCCTGATCACGGCGATCAATAGCTACTTTGCCGCACTGGCCGGTGATGACATCCTGGACAACACTTTCGATAATCGATGCTTCGTCGATATTGAGGCCCAGCGTGCTGCCTGGGTGGCCATTGGAAAAACCGAGGCGGAAGATTGGGATGATCAGACCGTCATGAATAACACGTTCCGCAGCAATGTTTATCTGGCCGGGAACATCAAGATTACGGACGCCATGGAAGACTTTAAATTTAATGTTGAGCTTCAATAATTAGTTGAAGCTGTGAAATAGGAGGGATATACATGAGTAATCCGTATATGGGGAATCAAGTTGTCAGCGGGAATGATTCTACCGTCTGGGTGAATAATGAAGTTTGGCCAGATTTAAAATCGATTGAATATAAAATCACCGGTGAATTTGAGGATATCAATTTTTTAGGAGATCCGAGAACCCATAAAAAGTACATGGGATTCAACGTGGAAGGTACGTTAACCTTTAATAAGATCAGAAGCCGAGGGGCTTCCATCATGGGGAAAGCCTTTAAAACTGGTGTCATGCCGGAAATTAAAATCGTAACGAAGATTTTCAACCGAGCAACCAATAAATCGGAACGTGTGGCGCTTTTGGGGGTTGTCTTCTCCGAATTCGGCGCGAGTACCGAAGCAAAAGCCATTAGTGAAGAAGAACTTCCCTTCTCATGCTCAGATTTTGAGATCCTGGAAACGATGTAATCCAATAAAACCAACATAGGGAGCGCGTCCGCGCTTCCTTTTTAACTTTAAGGAGGAAAAAAACAATGGCAAACAAAGACCGCGATGTAAAATTGACACTTAGCGCATTGATCGCAAAGAAAGCCGACAAAGAAGCGGCTCGAAACCGGTCCAAGGACATCTATATCGATAGCCTTGAAGGTATGATTACGGTGACGGCTCCGAAACGGAGCATCTTTTACAAGTCATTCGATATGTCGGGCGATACGGTGGAGAGTCAAATGTATGCGAACATGTTCCTGATTTATAATGCGATCGGATTGTTTCAGAATCAGGAGTTGCTAGACGCCTATGAGATCGTAGACAATGTGGAGATCGTGGACCGGTTGCTTACTCCAGCTGAAATTAAGGTCGTCGCGGAGGAAATCCTGGTTCTCGGTGGATTTTCGAAGCCTGAAGATGCGGGGGAAGAAGTAAAAAACTCATAAAACATGATCCTGAACTGCAGATGATTGGCTTCTACGTCATGCGGGGACAGGATCATGATAAACTGCTCAGGCTCTCCGAGATCGAGAAGAGAGCCTATGCTGCATGGATGGAGCTTTATTATGAGGAGGAAGCCAGGAAAATACGACAAATGATAGGGGGCAAATAGCCCTCTTATTTTCGTTTTAGGGGGTGGCCAAAGCAATGGCGACCAAAACGATTAATACCGTCTTAAACCTAAAGGATAGGTTTTCGTCAAGGCTGAAAAAGGTATCGGACAATACTCGTGATAGCAGCAAGCAAATGAAGCTGCTTGACAACCATATAGACGGCTTTAAACAGACCGCGATGGGTGGCTTTAAAAGTGCAGCTACGTCGGCGATTGGCTTTACTGTTGCCCTAGGCGGAATTGCTGCAGCTGCTGCTGGAATTGGCGGGGCTATTGACTTTGTCAATGATTATCAGTCCTCGATGACGAACATGCAAGCAGCAACGGGAGCAACCGCTAAAGAAATGGCGGTCATGAAAGGCGAGCTTACGGACTTGTACCGCAACAATATGGGGGATAGCTGGTCCGATCTGGCCAGCGCCATGACGACAGCCAAGCAGGTAACGAAACAAACCGGTGAAGAGCTGAAGCAGACCACAGCCTATGCAATAACGTACCGGGATGTTTTCGGCGAGGACGTAACCCAGTCCATCAAGGCAGCCGATACGATGATGAAAAACTTCGGTATTACCAGCACAGAGGCATATAACCTGCTCGCCCAGGGCGCACAAAAAGGCCTGAACAAGTCGGACGAGTTGATTGATACCGCCAATGAGTACAGCGTGTACTTCAAAAATCTCGGCTTTTCAGCCAATGAGATGTTCGACATCTTTGCAGCTGGCTTGGATGAAGGGGCATTTAACCTGGATAAAGTCGGGGATGCCATGAAAGAATTCGGTATCCGGTCGAAAGATGGATCGAAGACGTCCGCCGAAGGATTCCGCGCTTTGGGACTCGATGCGGCCAAAATGACCGACGAGTTTGCGGCTGGTGGGCCGAGAGCTCAAAAGGCATTTGATCAAGTCATGAAAGCCATGGAGAACCTGAAGGACCCCGCCAAGAAAAGCGCAGCGTCTGTGAACCTTTTCGGGACCCAGGCAGAGGACATGGAGAAGGATGTTATAGCGGCGCTCGGATCGGCCCGAAAACAGTTCGACATGACCAAGAACACGATGGACGGGATCAACCAAGTCAAATATGATAATCCCCTGCAGGCGATGAAGGGGATTGGCAGGATGATCGAGACGTCGATCTTGATTCCGATTGCGGACAAGCTGATGCCAAAGCTTAACGAGTTTGGCCAATGGTTCAAGGATCATTCACCCGAGATTGAGGCCGCGATTCAGGACGCCTTTTCCAAAGGCGCGAAAGTCATTGATGGCTTCAAGGACTCGCTGCAGTGGGCCGGAGATAACGCCAACTGGTTAATTCCAGTCATTGGAGGTCTAACCGCAGCCATTGCGGGACAAAAGGTCGTCGGTATTGTAAGCAACCTGTACAAAACGTGGACAACGGTGACAAAGGGCATGACGGTGGCACAGATCGCATTGAACGTGGCCACCCGTGCCAATCCGTTTGGGATTGTTGCAACGGTTATCGGTTTAGTAGTGGCTGCCGGTATTGCGCTTTGGAAAAACTGGGATAAGGTCAAGCTGAAGGCCCAGGAATTATGGGCCAGCGTACTTTCGGTATGGGGAAATATTAAAACCTTCATCATGAACACGGTTACCAGTGTAGGAACCTGGTTAAATTCATTTCCGCTGGGCCAGCAATTTTTAGCAACGGTTCGCAGCGTCGTCGATAACGTAAAGCAGACATTCAGCGGGATAATCAACTTTTTTACGTCTATCTTTAAAGGGGATTGGGACGGTGCTTGGACGGCGATTGTTCAATCGTTTAGCGGCATCTTCGGATCAATCTCCACGGTAGCGAAAGCACCCCTGAATGCGGTTATTGATCTGCTTAACGGCATGATCGATAAGGTTAACAGCATTAGCGTAGATATTCCTGACTGGGCGGGCGGCGGAACGTTTGGCGTGAACATCCCGAAAATTCCGAAATTTGCGCTTGGTACAAGCTACTTCAAAGGCGGTCTAGCTCAAATCAACGAACGCGGCGGGGAGATCGTCAACCTGCCAAACGGAAGCCAGGTGATCCCGGCCGACAAGTCCGAGAAGATGATCAATGCCAGCCGGGGACCGATCAAAGTCGAGATTATTATCCAGGGCAATGTCATCGGTGAAGAGGAATATGTAAATCGACTGATGAACAAAGTTGTTTCCAAATTGGAAATGACATTGGCCAATGTATAAGGAGGAGTGCAGCCATGGATATTGTTTTTGCAGCGAACAGCTTCGAAGAGGTCCGGCGGCTGCCGGTCCTTCCGGCAGAAATGAATATTGAGCATCCATGGAATAACGAAGAGTTTCAGACGATGAACCTTGGAACGATCAATCTGATTGGGACGCCCGGTCTTCGCTCGCTGACCATTGAATCATTCTTTCCGATGCGCTTATATCCTTTCATGAAGGAAAAGCGGCTAGGCTGGTCCTATGTCCAGTTTTTCCGGAAGTGGCGCGAGAAGCGCGTTCCGTTGCGGGTGATCATTACGAATAACAAAGAGCAGGAGGTATTAAACATGCCTTGCACGATTGATAACTTTGTCTTCGGGTGGGATCGTAGCGGGGATATCAAATATTCCTTGGCTGTGAAAGAATTCAAGTTTGTGAAGGTGACGTAAATGCATCAGATCTTGCTTATGAAAAACGGGAAGAAGCATAATGTCTCGCAGCTGGTTGGAAATTTAGCTTGGTCGAGCGATATTGATGCCTTGGGCGAGGAACTAAGTTTTGACTACATTCATAATGACAGCCGTTTTTTCGAACCTTGGGACTTGATTGAGGTTGGTGATCAGGTTGCCCTATTCAATGACGGGAAGTTTTTGAATTACTATGTGGTCGTCACCTGTAGCATCAATGGCCGGACATCCAAAACTTTCACCTGTTATGATCGTGCTTGGTACCTGAACAAAAACGAGGCGATCATTCAGTTTAAGAAGGCTGCAGCGTCGCAGGCCATTGCCAAGCTGCTGGATAAATTCGGCGTCAAACACCAAATCGCCAGCATGCCAACGCTCATCACAAAAATTTACAAAGAAGAGCTGGTTAGTGATATCATTACTGATATTTTGGATCAGGTGTACAAAGAGACCAAGCAGAAATACCGGGTGGAGATGACACAGGGGACGTTAACCATCCGGAAGATGTACGATCTGGTAATCAATCCGATGACCCGGCTCAGCTACAATACGTATGCCTATCCGGTCACGGATACGATTGCCAATCCGACCCGAGAACTGAGCATTGAAGAGATGAAAAATAACGTTGTTGTCGTGTCTGATGATGAGAAATCCACCAAGGTCTATGCGCAAGCATCCGATAAGGGCAGCATATCGAAGTATGGCCAACTAACCGACGTGGTGACCGTCGATAAAAAGAACGCCTCCCAGGCCCGGAACATTGCGGCTAATACACTGAGCCAGCAGAACCGGGTCGGGGAAACGATCTCCTGCGAAATGATGGGCCATGATGAGATCCGGGCGGGAAGGATTATAAACATGAAGGAGCCGGTCACCGGCATTGTAGGAAAATACCTGATCAAGACGGCCAATCATACCCTGAACAACGGGATTCATAAGGTTTCCGTTGAACTGGAGGCGGTATGATGGATAAATGGGACGTGAAACTGGCTCAAATGTTTAAATCCCGGAATAATCCGAAAATACCTGGCACTACCTTGGGAAAGGTCATATCCGGAATGCCTGCCTTATCGGTCGCACTCGGGGATGAAATTATCCTCGATGCCGAGGATCTGGTTATCGCTAATCGTCTATACCATTTACCGTCCCCTCTAAATCCAGGGGATTATGTTATCCTGGTTCCCGCCTCCAATGGCCAGACGTATTTTGCAATCGACAAGGCAGGTGAATAATGTGTTTCCTGATCTGGAATTTGATGGAGCCGAAGAGACTTTGCCCGAATATTCAATGGGTAAAGTCTTTTTGTTTGACTTTAACGAACAGAAATATGTCATGAAAGACGGCAAGCCCGTCGAAGCCACGTATGAGGAAGCCATCAAGCAATGGGTGACCATGGTTCTGATTACGGAGACGGACAAATATCCTGTGTATGGTCCGGAATTCGGAATTGGTCTTGCCAAGTTTATTGGCCGTAAGGATATTCCTTTGGCTACGATTACCTCCGAAGTGGGGCGGCAGATCACGGAGACGATGATGCTGCATCCGGAAGTGACCGGCATTGAAGAGTTGAATGTGGAGCGTGGCGACGGGTTTGCGGTCTTGTCTTTTAATATCATTACCCGGCAAGGCATTATAGATGGATTCGAAAGCGAGGTGCGATACATTGGATGAGGAACGGATTGCAGTCATATTGGAGCGCCTGTTGAGTCACATCGACCCTTCATATGACAAGTCGGAGGGCTATCTGATCCATGACATGCTGAAAAGCGTAGCCATCGAGCTATCTGATCAACAGGGCGACCTTGAAGTGATAAAGCGGCTGCTGGACGTAGATAATCTGACCGGGACGATGCTGGAAGCATTCGTTCGACAACGGAAAGGGATCATCCGTACCCCGGCCACACACGCTACGGGCCACCTGCAGGTAACCGGGAACGGAACAATTAATGTCGGGGATCTCTTTGAGACACCATCCGGCGTGCAGTTCGCGGCTGCCGAACCGAAGACCATCACGGGTTCGGGGGAGCTGCTGGTGAAAAGTGTCCTGTCCGGGCCGGTCGGAAATGTTCCGGCGGATCAAATCACGCAGATGCCGGTTACGCTGCCGGGGATCACGGCGGTAAACAATCCGCATCCGACCGAAGGGGGGTATGCTGCCGAATCCGATGATAGTTTGCGCGAACGCTATTATATTGCTGTCCGGACACCGCCAACCAGCGCGAATATCTATCATTATCTGCAATGGGCGAAAGAAGTTTCCGGCGTCGGAGGAGCCAAAGTTTTCCCCGTTGAACGCGGGGCCAATACAGTCGAGGTGGTCATTATCGATCAAGACAAGCAACCGGCTGCACCGGAGCTGATAGACCGAGTACAGCATTATATCGATCCAGGCAGTACCGGCCTGGGAGAAGGAGAGGCGCCGATAGGCGCTAAATGTTATGTGATCTCAGCCGAACCGCTGACTCTCAATATTTCCGTAACAGTGTCCATCATGGGCGGCTACACAGCCGACGAGGTGCGGGAGAACATTGCCGATTCGATTGCCGAGTACCTGAAGAGTATTGCTTTTCAGATAAACTATGTCTCTTTTGCCCGCATCGGACAGGCCATCCTGGAGAGTGCAGGTGTGGAGGATTATGAGGGGCTCCTGGTCAACGGTGCCGTCGATAATCCGGAAGTCGGAACTAAGCAGGTGGCAGTATTGGGGGCGGTAACCCTTGTTTAAGGACAAGCTGAATCGCAACCTCCATCGGGTGGTCCGGAAAGATCCGTTGACGAATGAAATTAACGGATCGATCGGCCTATCCATGGACAACTTTCAGGACGAAATGAAGGAGCTGCTTGATCAGCTGAACATCGATACGGCGACGTGGGCGCTCAGCGTCTATGAGAAAGAACTAGGAATCCGGACGGATCTTAATAAACCGCTGGATGAGCGCCGGAGTGTGATCAAAAGTAAGCTGCGTGGGACGGGGAAGATCGGGGCGGCTCAGATCAAGATCGTCGCAGAGTCCTATTCTAACGGAGAGGTCGATGTAACCCTGGATCATGGCATTCGGATTGAGTTTGTCAGTACCTACGGCATCCCTCCCAATGTGGAAGACCTGAAACGTATGGTCCGTGAAATTGCGCCGGCGCATTTAACGATAACTTACGTCTTCCGGTTTTATACCTACGGGGAAATGAAGGCTACCGGCATGATCTATGCGGAGATCAAGGCCACAGGTTTGACGTACAAGGAAATCAAGAATAAGGGGTTGATGTAATGGCAACCACGCCGAATTTGAATCTGCCATTGATAGACGAAAATATGGTGAATGATATGCCGCGGGACCTCAATGCACTAGCCGAGGCGGTGGATACAGCTGTTAAAACTGAGGTTGATAATTTAAAGCAATCTGGCGTTGATGGGAAGAACCTGCTGGAAACCGCCATCATCGCCAAAGAAGGAACGGTTTCCAAGCAAGGGCAGGTTGCAACTTTTGCCGAGTTGGATACAGGTATTCGCTCGATCCCTACCGGAACAGATACGAGTGACGCAACGGCCGGTGCTGGGGACATCTTGGCACCTAAAACGGCTTACGGCCCGAACGGAAAGATTACAGGCACCATCCCCGTCCTAACCGGTATCAGGACGGCTACAGGCGCGGCTAAATGGCCTGATGGAGGCTTAGCCGTCTATCCCGAGAAGGGCTATCAAAAAGGCGGCGCTGGTGATGGTGAGATCAAAGTAACCACAGCACAGTTGCAAGCAGCTGAGGCTACGCTTCGTTCCGAAAACATCAGAAGCGGAGTAACCATGTTCGGCGTGGCTGGCAAGTCTACCGTAGTCGATACGGCCGATGCTGTACTGGATCCGCAGTATCTACTTGTCGGTCAATCCGGATACGATGACGGGGTTAAAAAGGCCGGTCAGATGCCAAATCGAAGCGCGGAG